CCTTCTCATGCTGATGCTGGCATTTGTTGATCCAGAATTATAAAACTCAATCTCATAGTGAGATCCAAACTTTTGCGCTATGCGATCATCAAACTCATAGGCTTTGGATGTGATAGAACTTGTATAGCTTCCTGTAGATGTGTAATCCACATAGTCTGTTGTGGCATCTGCGCTATCCGCATCCTTGTATCCAAGATAATGTCCAACCTTGCTTGTCGGGCTTCCAATTGCAAGCTTTAACGCATTTGTTGTAAATCCGCTTGAAAAATTTGTAATCACCATTTTAGATGCCGAAATACTCCATAAACCCTCAAACGCATTAAATAGGGCATTATATACTAAAATATAATTTGGCGTTGTTGATGTATCTAATGGGATTGCAAGATAATATCGGTTATTATAGAAAGCCGCATTGCATAGGCTGACATAATTCTTATTGATTCTTGAAATGATATTCTTCACAGGTTCGCTGATCGGCGTTCCTACAATATAAAAGTCATCGGCAATAGACCTGGCCACAGACCTAATTCCGTCATTGGCCAAGAAGAAAACATCCTTATTAACAAAATTAACCGACCTTCCAGAAGCACATCCAATCTTGTCGTTAAGCAAGCGCACCGTCCATCCAGCCGCAGTTGTTTGGGCTGGGTCGGCAGTTACCAGGTAAATTTTATTTGGCTTAAAGACAAGTATCTCGTAATCATAGAAAGGTTGGATGGCAACAATGTCCTCGCCATCATCTCCGCCAACAACAATGCTATTTGTTGATTTCCATACTTCAGCATCAAGGATGTCTGATGCATAAAGCGTATTCCTATCTTCACCACTTCCAGCAGCGAATAGTCTATTTGTAAATTGTTTAACCAAACGAAGGCCAGTTGGGGCAAGGGCAGAAATGCTGGCTGTTGCTGTAGCTGTTCTATGGTTCCCGCCAGAAGGAGGCGCAGCTATTGTAACTGTCGGAGCAGACGTATATCCAGATCCAGAGTTTGTAATTGTTATGCTAGATATGCTCCCGCTTGTTATTTGAGCAATAGCTGTCGCATTTGTTCCATAGGTTAAATTTGGAGTACCTATTGTTACTGTTGTTGTTGTGGTGGAATATCCATTCCCAGCATCTGTTATTGAAATTGATAATATTCTTGAGCCTTGCTGATAATCAGTTGTTCCATTAGAAAACTTCAAAACACTTGTTCCATCCGTATAAAACAAATTATTGTTAAACTGCGAAAAATCTACTTGAACGCTGGAGTTGGCAACTGTTCCACCAGTAGTTGCAAAAGTATTTGAACTTGTTGACCTAAAAATCGTTCCATTTGTAGCCACAATCAAACGCTCTGTTGTGGGGCTATCAAAGTAGTGCATCCCTTGTATGTTTGATCCGCTGGAAACATTGGTTGACATGGACTCAATGCCAAGGCGGGATTCAAGGTTTCCGCTTGGGCTGATGGTCATGTTAATCAACTCGCTGGCCTGATTATCGCCAATAAGGTTTGGATTGATTCCAGAAGCCTGTCCACCCTCAAAACTTTGCGATCCAGCTATGGCAAGCAGGTCGTCCAAATTATCAGAATAATAAGGCACGATTTTATGCCTCCGTTAAGCTGAGAACATTTCTTCTATGGTAAGCTCGCCAAGGCTCTGTGGGGTGATCTGCTTAATTCCACCAACCTGGCTCAACTCGTAGTTAGCCATAGCTGCAAGGTCAGAATTTGCTCCCTGCGTAATGGCCTGTGCCTTGGCATACTGCTGTTCGCGCTCCAATGCGTCTGCGTGAGTCAATGCAAGAACCAAGTGATGAACGTGGGGCAAGCGAAGCTCATCGCCAAGAGCGTCTGTGGACGGAGGAAAGTCAACGATGTAACTTGAGCGTGTAATACATTTTAGCTTTTCCACAACACGCAATGGAATCGTGCCAGATGTTGCAAGCCTTGGGTAAAGGTTAAGCTGTGCAACTCCACTGCTGTTTCGGCCTGTAAAATGGTAGGTATCTGGATCGCCAGTGCGGTCATCAGAAAGCAAGCCTGGGTCTTGGCTGATAATGGTGGCCAAGTCGATAGGATCAACCTCGGCATCGTTATAAGCCACGGATAGAGGAGTTTCTACATTTGTGCCAAGTGTTATCTGCCTATTTGTTCCAACTGAATAAGTAGAGTTAGTGACAGTTTCACGCCAAGGTGCAAAGTCCCATACGCGTCGATAGGCCAAACTTGCGGCTTTCTGCAAGAAGGTGAGCGTGTCCGAGTCGGTCTTACCAACCTTCTCGCCAGCGTATTGGGCGATTTCAGTTAGGGTCATTTAGCTTTCGCTTGAGCCTGTTGAAATTGTGCTAGGATCAATCTCAACTTCGTTTTCGTCAAAGTATTTGACCTCGCCAGTTGTGCAGTTTGATTCTATTCTTGCTATCATAAATTAGCTTTCGTATAGGATGTTCATTAAACCAGAATCAAATGTGTTTGCGCTATTTGTTGTGATTCTTATTCTATCCATCACTCCTCCAAGATTAACTGAACTACCTCCCCAACAAACCGTATCTCTGGTAGAGTCACCACCAAATGTATGAGATGATATGTATATATTGCTACCAGCAAGTGTGATTATCATGTGTCCAGTTTTCAGGTCTGCCGCTTGATCGTTAAAAATAAGAAATCCAGTAGTTGAGGCTCCAACAGCTGGAGTATTCCCATTAGCACACAGACTTCCAACTCCAGCGTATCCAGTGCTTACTATTCCAGAAGATGTGCCAATTTGTACAAGTATTGAATTTACTCCTGTGGTGCTAACATCCCTAAACATAAGAGTAACTCGCTTCACCCCACTCGGAATACCAGTAAAATCAATTGCTGTTCCGCTGGTGGAGGTAACAGCAGTTCCGCTTGTAATCGCTGACACCGACTGCCAACTTGGAGCAGCCGAAGCTCCATTGCTTACTAATGCCTGACCGCTTGTTCCGTAGTTTGCTCCGCCGATTCCGATTTGACCAGCAGAGGCAATGCGGAGGCGTTCTGCTGATGCAGTATCAAATCTTACGAATTGGCTAGTTCCATTGTAAATTCCTTGCGCTCCTGAACCTGCTCCAATCCCAAAATTATCGCTTATGACAATATCACCAGAGGCTACTTGTAGTTTCGCGCTAGGACTCGTAGTCCCAATCCCAACAGATCCACCAGTTATCGTTGTGGTCGGATCGCCAGCCCCACCAAGCATTATTTTGTTGTTTGAAAAAATACCAAGGTCTGTAGTTCCACCTCCAGTAAATAGCGAATTTGCCCCACCAAAGTAACTAGAATTTGCTGCATTTGCACTTATTTGAATCAATGGAAGTGTCGATGACCCGCTATCTACATGAAGTTTTGTGGCAGGACTCGTAATCCCAATGCCAACATTGCCTCCCGATTTGACTGTTAAACTGTCTCCTCCACCTGACCTTAAAGTTAAATTAAGTCCATCTATAATTGTATTTGTATATGTTCCATTTGTTCTATCATATCCATAAAATCCTGCAGCATTGCTTGCATACACCATCTCTGCTCCTACTCCGCTTGCTGGAATGGTTTGTCCTGTTGTTCTTAGGCATCCATTAACATCTAGTTTCCCAGCAGGACTTGCAGTTCCAATCCCGACATTGCCACTCGCATCCTTGTAAATCTGCCCACTGCCAATGTTGACTACGTTGGTTGAGCCTGTGATTGTTCCAGTTGCTACAAGCGTGCCAATTGTGCCAGTTGTAATCGTTCCAGACGTAAATATGCCAGCCGTTCCAGTTGTCGTTCCAGTCGTCAGCGTAGGAATCGTGCCAGACGTAAAGATTCCAGCCGTTCCAGTTGTCGTGCCAGCAGTAAGCGTAGGAATCGTGCCAAGCGTAATGTTGGCTGTGCTAGTTGTAAAATTGGCAATCGTGCCGTTGGTGCTGGTTAGGGAGAGATTTGATGTAGGCACAGCATCGGCCACCAAGGCGTTAAGCTTGGCTGCCGTTACGTCATTGGTAACGCCGTCCGAGAATGAGGTTCCTGCCGTGAAATTTGCCATTGTCTTGTCTCCTAGCTATTAAAGCGGTTTTTGAGTACGTCCCAGGCCATTGAGCAGACCAGCCCAACAACTCCAGCTACAGCCAGAACTTTAGTCCGAAGGTGTTCTAGCGCACCTAATCTATTAGCAACATCTCCGTGAAAAGCAAGTGACCTTTCAATCATTGAGATCAGCGTCATCTGGCGTTCTTCCATCCTAGCAAGTCGCTCTGATACGTTGGCAACCTTGTCCCTAAGATCCGAAACCTCATCAAGACTCACGACCCTTACCCTCCAGGTATCTTAGTGAAACCGCAAGATGGACAACGGCATCCACAACCTCGTCCCGATCTCGCCCTTCCTCTACAATCCGCTTGATGCTTCTGTTGACAGATAGGAGATGCTTTACCTTTCCAATGTACTTGGTTTCCTTGACCATGTTGTTGTTTTCCACGGCAAACTTTAACGCCTCCTTGAAACAAGCGTATTCCTGCGCCGTCATTAAGAAACGCAAACTCAAATTGGTCAGCCACATGGCGATGCGTTTCATTTGACATTACCAGAACTTACTGCTCCGGCATCGGCAGCA